ATGAGCAGCGTAACCGCAGACAGCCGGGATTTACCACATCGACGGCCAGCAGCCACGATCTTGAAGCGAGTACTGTCGGTGAAGACAGTCTTTTGCCAGTTCAGTAGTTGAAAGTTTAAGGCTGTCATACGTCAATCACCTCATCGGACGTAGACACCTTGGGATCATTAAGACCAGAGATGTTGATGCTAATAGACGGCATTTGACCAGCTTGCTTGCTTTGATCGAAAGCAGACACAGGGACAATTCTATCGACAATCAGCTTCCAAGCAGCAGCTTGGTGTGCATGTTCATCGTTAAGGGCAGCTTCGTATATTTTCTCTAAGACCTTAGCACTCTTAGGACTGTTCAACATCCTTAGCTTATAGTCATTGATAATGGCTGCATCACCTGGGGGACGACCACGTTTACCTAAAGTTCGTGACTTTGTTTCGACAAGGTCAGATTTAGACGGTCTTCCGATCTTGTTGCCTGTTGGCTTGGTCATGTGTCTTTATCCTTTAAGGAGACAATCCTACATATAAGTACTTATAAAGTAAACTTATAATAATAATTATTAATAGTTAATATTATAAGTACTTATAATGTATTACTTATAATATTTAACATCTATGTCTTCTATGGCTTCTATGTCTATAGAGTCCTTCTTTGCTTACATCATAGTACTATTATAACACAACTTTGTCTGTTTGTCAAGTCTTTTCTTCAACTTTTTTGTCTTTTTTGTTCAGACGACCCTCTAAAGCCTCCCTTTCAGGGTGCACGTCTTCGGTCTTCTTTGTCTTACAATTTGACATAATATGTCCTTTTAGATCAACTACTTACATCTTCTGTCTTCTTTGGTCTTCTTAGGTCTATTTTTACTCTTTTGTGAACGTTAGTTTTACTTTTTTGTGAACGCTAGAGGCTCCACCAAAATAAACTTACACAGCCTGACCCCTCCCCCGGTGTCTTCATAGGCTGGCACGGATCTTGCATGGTCTTGTCAGCGTACTGATCGTCAGTGTACTGATGAAGTCTATTGAGAATGCGTTTGCATTAGCAGGACGTGGGAGGCGATGGAGGTGCCTATAGCGTCACTCTGAAATACCTATCGAGTCCCAGTCCATCATTGAAAAATACAATAAACCCTACACTTGCGTAGGACATTTGTTTGTGCTACAGTACAGACATTGATAAACGCAACAGGAGCAAGCAAATGACGAAAGACTACACGCTAACTTTGGAAGACAGCACCGGCCGTACCTTGGCCCTGAACATTAACGGCGATACAATCGATGAGATGATCGCTGCTGGCGTTGAGGAATGGAGGGCCAGGGAAGACGTGGAGTCGAATGCGTTTTGCAACGCTATCGACGAAGGGCTGATCGGCGAAGACGCATGGCTGTCTAACTAAGGGTTTATCCCTATATACTACACCGAAAACACAGACACAATCAGTACACCATCAATCAACAGAGGATCAACACCATGAACACCTACAACCTGGAAATGACCGACACCTTCGGCGGCGAAGCTAACTACGCATGGGTTCGTCGCTACACGATCAAGGCCAAGTCTTTTAGAGGCGCCATCAGCGCATTGTCTCGCAAGCATGGCGGACACTTCAAAATCAATGGCAACTATGGCGATATGGCACGTTATGACATGGTAGGCGCTGCTATCTGTGTCTTCGTGTCTTATGCTGACGAAGAGTGACAGTTTCCACACCTAGGGCCTACAATGTGGGCCTTATCGTGGGCACTGTCGCCCTTCATCGCCCATCATGGGCAACACTGGAGCATTCAATCATGAGCAACGGAACCTACAACGGCTGGACGAACTACGCAACATGGCGTGTTAACCTTGAAGTCTTCGATGGCGGGGACTGGGAAGGTATGGATGCGCGAGACTTCAAAGACTTGGCCGAAGAGCACATCGAAAGTCAGTCAGAGGGGCTTGCACGTGACTACGCACTGGCGTTCCTGTCTGACGTCAACTGGTACGAGATCGCCAAGCACAATGGAGGTGTTGTATGAAAAACACTGTCTTCGGGTCAACTATCGTTGACGCTATCGTCCTGGTGATTGTCTTCGCTGGGTTGGGTGTCTTGCTTGCTGGAGGGTTCTAAATGTATGCTGTCGTTTTTAAGTCAACAGGCATTGTTGCATACCGCAACAGTGACCGTACACAATGTAAACTATGGGCATTGTGGAATGATCATCCCGATGCCAATGGTGAACCTATGGGCTTGTTCCGTATTGTGAAAACCTCAAACTGACCAACTGAAGGAAAATTGACCATGAAAACCATCGTCTACAAGAATTTTGCCATCGTTGAATTCAAAAAAGCCGGGAAGCCGTCCAAGTTCGATGTCTTTAATGCCAAGGGCAAACTGTCACGCATTTGTAAGAGCGAACAGGCAGCGAAGTGGCGCATCACCCGTGCTCTGAACACTGCAAAGCCCTGACCATGGAGTTCGTCTATTCTGTTGGCACCTTCGACAAGGTTGTCCACGTTTGGCTTGTCCACGATCCTGGCTTTTATGAGCTAGAATTGATAGACTACGACACCGGAGAAACCCTACAATCCCGAACATTCGAGGGCTTGGAGGAAGACGCAATTGAGGAGGCTAGGCAATGGCTGAAGACAGTGTATTTATAGGCTTCGTGGAGATCGAAGGACTGGAGGAGTCCATTTGTATCTCCAAAATTGGAACCATTGAATTTGAACTGGTACTATTCAGTACGAGGGAAGAGGACACCGACGAGCCACTAGGCATTAAAATTGTTGAGACAGTGGAAGAGGATATAGAAATGGAGGCGCGTAAATGGCTGATGAAAAGGAAAGCAAGGAAGGGGTCAGGAAGGCCCTTAAAAGGCCCGTAGAGGCGCTATCGTGGGTCGGGGAATACCAAGGTAGCCTGAAGCGTTGTTCATTGCTGAAACACTGGCCTTTTCCGACCTTCAAAGGTCAACCGCTGGAACCAGTTAAGCATCCAAGACAACCTAGGGTAAACCCTGAGTGGTCAGATGCACTGTTGTAAATAAACAACACTTGAAAGGAATCACTATGCGTTGTCAATGCTGCAACAAGAACCTGAACGATTACGAGTCAACACGCAAGCATGCCCTTACGGGGGCTTACCTTGACCTATGCAATGGGTGTTTCGCTGAGGTGTCCACAATGGCCGATGTGCCTGTCACGACAAGGGAAGACCTTGCGAACTGTGTGGACATTGAAGAGCCTGTTGACACAGACGAAGTTGTAGTCTATAATGATCTATACAGAGAAGACAACATAAAAGAGTAATGTTATAAGATATTTATAACATTTAACTGTTAATGTTAACTTTTAAGAGGAAATGATGAACATTGACGACGATCTGAGCACCCTGGAAGGGGAATATCTGAGGTCTCTAGGTGACAACCAAGCATTCCAGGAAGAGTGCTACTATTTTGGGACTGTTCATGCCATTGTCGATTTGATGCGTCTTTATGGGTTTGATGTCGTGATGAAGGACATAAACCGTGTGATGTCTGATTGGGACGAAGAACGGTGATTGTCTTATTGTCTACTATTCTTGTGGTGGTCTTATCATGTCTGATCGAAAAGTAATCAAGATTCAAGTCAAAGGCTGTTCCGATGGCCTGTTCTGGTACAGTCAACACATCGGTGAGCAGTTCGATGTTGTCTGGTTTGACCCTGACGAAGCTGTGTTCTGGGTTCGTGAGCGTGACCAGTACAGTGCACGCAACTGGATTGCTTGCAGGGATGCGGAGGTGATACAATGAGTGCATGGCTGATCGCTGTAACGGGCTTGATCTACCTCGGTGTAGCCCTGGAGCAGCTATACAAAGGCAATACGCCTATGTTTGTCTGCTACATTGGCTACGCATTCGCTAACATTGGACTCTATAGGATGGCATCGTGACCTTTATCTTCGAAACCTACATGGGTGACTGTTTGGTGACGGTTGAGGCTAAGATTCACCGGAACTACCGAGCCTCTATCCTGTCTCTGGCCATTGACGACAAGGAATTCCCTGTTGACAGCCTCAACGCCAAGGCACTGCAACGCCTGGAAGACGAAGCAGACGAGAAAGCAGCAGAGGTGCAGAATGAATACTAAAATGCTCACGAAGGTACGCAAGCTGTGGAATAACCCTGACGCCAGCGTGGAATTAAATCGTGCAAACATGCGTAAGTGGGTGAAATCTGTTAGAATGTTAGGTTCTAATTGGCTTTTAGCTGTTCCTGTGGAGAAGAAATCTTGACAGAATCAAAGTTCGTTAAGCATATTGAATGCCCTTCGTGTAAAAGTTCAGACGCGAATGCTCTGTACGATGACGGGCACACTCACTGCTTCGCTTGTAACACTACGAGGGTAAGCGTGGAAGACACTCAACAAGCACCGAAACCGCCCAAGGCTAAGAGCCTGAGCGTTAGCGGCACTGTCAGGGGCATCCCTGAGCGTGGTATCAATCGACAAACCTGTGAAAAGTTCGGAGTTCTCCAAGATGATTCAAACCATTATTACCCGTATCTTGACAATGATTCTACCGTCGTCGCTTACAAGGTCAGGAATGTAGAAGAGAAGAAGTTTTCCATCCGTGGAGACTTCCAGCAGGCTAAGCTGTTTGGTCAAAACCTGTTCCATCAGGGAGGCAAGTATGTTACTTTGGTCGAAGGTGAACTGGATGCCCTTGCTGCTTACCAACTTACCGGGAGTCAGTGGCCTGTTGTGTCTATCCGTAACGGTGCTAATGCAGCCCTGAAGGACTGTAAGACACAGTTTGAGTGGCTAGACAGTTTCGAGAACATTGTAATCTGCTTTGATGCTGATGAGCCTGGACGCAAGGCAGCCAAAGAAGTGGCTGAGTTGTTTGGGCCTAAGGCGAAGATCGTAAAACATCTGTCGGGGTTCAAAGATGCTTGTGACTACCTCATTGCTGGCGCGACTAAGGAATTTGTTTCAGAGTGGTGGAAAGCAGAAGTCTATGTACCGGACGGTATCGTTAACTCGGCTGATCTGTGGGACTCTGTTAGCACTCCCGAGCAGCCTGCTAAGGCGCATTACCCGTGGAAAGGACTGAACAAGCTGCTGTATGGCATCCGTGACGCTGAACTGATTACCGTCACAGCCGGATCAGGGCTTGGTAAGAGTCAGTTCCTGAGGGAAATCCTGTACGGACTGCTCAAGACAACGGACTGGAAGATCGGAGCAATGTTCCTGGAAGAGTCTGTACGCAAGACAGCACGAAGCATCATGTCAGTACACGCTAACAAGATGCTGCACTTGCCAGACACTCCAGTGACCGGCGAAGAACTGAAGGATGCCTTCGATGCGACTCTGGGGACTGGCAGGGTGTTTCTGTTCGATCACTTCGGGTCGCTGGAGATTGAGAATGTGCTCAACCGTATCCGTTACATGGCCAAGGCACTTGACTGTAAGGTTGTGTTTCTGGATCACATCAGCATCGTGGTGTCGGGGCAGGACTTAGGCGACGAGCGTAAGGCCATTGACAATCTGATGACTAAGCTACGGACACTGGTACAGGAGCTTGGGATCACGCTATTCTGTGTGTCTCATCTTCGCAGGCCCACGGGCAATGCAGGGCACGAGGACGGTCAGGCAGTGTCGTTGTCTCAGTTGCGTGGGTCAGGGGCTATCGCTCAGTTGTCGGACGCAGTGATTACACTGGAGCGTAACAGCATGGCAGAGGATCACAATGACAGGCACACGACAAAGGTTTCAGTGGCCAAGAACAGGTACAATGGCTACACCGGCCCTGCGTGTCATCTGTTGTTTGACACTTACACAGGCAGAATGCTTGAGGTTGAGGAAACATTATGATGGACATAGAATCACTCGTGGCTCGGGTGTGGGAACTGGAGGGGAAGTATGACGAGCTACTAAGGAATCACCAGAGTCTAATCCACGAGTATGAAGAACTGAAAGCCAGATATGAAAAGGCTAGTGCTGGACATCGAAACATCGACGGATCACCGTACGATTCACTTGGTAATCACTAAAGACATTGACAGTAAAGAGATAAAGACATGGAAGGAAGCCGCGACCCTCGGGGCGTATTTAAAGGACGCTACGTTAATAATCGGCCAAAACATTCTGGCGTTCGATGCACCGATCCTAAATCGTACTTGGCAGACGAGGATTCGTTTGAGCCAATGCTACGATACTCTAATAGTGTCAAGGCTGCTAGATCCGAGTCGAGAGCAAGGACACAGCCTGGAGGCATGGGGGAAGACACTCGGGAAGGAAAAGATTGACTACGCTACACGCTGGGAAGAACTTGCTGGACGGCAGCAGGCTTACAAGGGTGAATGCTTTGACAATCCTTTCCCTGACCTTCTGGTTGAATACTGTACGGCAGACGTAGAAGTCACTGAGCTGCTGTACCGTAGGCTGACAGAGGAAGTCACCCGCAAGGAGTTCAGTCAGGAGTCTGTTGACCTTGAGCACAAGGTTGCAGCCATCATTGCGGAGCAGGAACGAAATGGTTTCAAGTTGGATCAAGAGTACGCAACCCTGCTACTTGTTGACATCAAGGGAAGAATGGCAGAGGTATATGAGTCAATGCAGCAGCGATGGCCATCCTACGAAGTCCCACGAGTCAGCGAAAAGACAGGAAAGCAACTCAAGCCGTTGTTGGTTACTTTCAACCCAGGATCACGCAAGCAGATCGGAGAAAAGCTGATTGAGCTTGGGTGGAAG